CGACGCCCGGTCACCGGTGAAAAAGGTTAGGAGTTTTGGAGGCGCCGCCCGGATTTGAACCGGGGGTGGAGGTTTTGCAGAACGCTCGCCAATACGGCGTATTGGACTCAGACCGGTAAAAACACTCAGGAAATCCCGCGATCACTCGACGGGGGTCTTTTCGCGAGCGCCAGTAAACCCCACGTTTTTCCTAACAAATCCACGTACGTCTTTTTTCGACGGGCACCCCGACGGGCACCCCGAACTTCTTCGAGGCCCCCCGCTTAGGAGGCGGGATTCCCTCTGTGTAACGCCTTTGTTTGCGTCACTTGCAGCGACTTCCATCCAAGACTTCCATCCGACACGCGATCCTGCTTCCTCCTCCTGGGCTACCATGCGCCCATGAAGGTCTTCGTTGTCGTGGACACGCATGACAAAGAGACGAAGGAAATCGTCGCCGTGTGTGCGGATGTTCGGGACGCGGAGGCGCTGGTCGCCCGCGTCATCTACACGAACAGCCAAGGAACGGTCGTGCGTCCCTATTGGATCGAAGAGCACGACCTAGTGGAACATGTGGAGCATTCCTAGTTGACCGTGGCCTCGGGCGGCGGCTCGGGGACCTGGTCGGGCCGCTCGGGCTTGTCAGGGATCTCTGGCCGCTCGGGTCGTTCGTGGTCGGGCCGCGGCGGCGCGGGGCGCGGCGGCTTCGGGGTCGGGTCAGTCTTCGCCATGTTGTGCTCCTTCGGAGAATGTCCGCGCAGTTAGACCTTTTGGACCGTCCACGCCCACACCTGATTGCCCCCCGCCGCTTGACTGACCGACTGGATGCCGAGCGTCCAGCCGCCCGTCTGCCACGACCCGCCGGTCATTTGCGCGTGGGCGAGCCGCGACCCGGCGGCCACCGCGGTGGACGGGCCCAGCGCCACCACGCCGCCGTGCCCGAGGGTGCGCAGGCCCGTGGGGTCGGTCAATTCAGGGCGCACCAATAAATTCCACGTGCCGGCCGTCGAGATTCCGAGGGACGATCCGTTGAGGTCATCGAGGCGCATGAGCGCGACGATGCCCGGGACCGAGAGATACAGTTGCCCGCCCGCCGCGATCACTTGCGTCAGCGTCAGGATCACGCGGACGGAATCGTTCACCGTCAAGGCGGGCATGACGATCGTATCGAGCGTCACGGCGCCGGTCGCCGCATTGACGCCGCTCGCCTGGTGGAGGATCCCCGCGGTGAGGGCGGCATCGATCGGGTCGAGCAGGCTGTAGGCGATCGCGGCCTTGTTCCAGACGGTGCCGACGGCGTTGGATCCGTCGTCGTCGACGAGCGCATTGAACGGTCCGCGGTTGATGCTCATTGCCCACCTAACGTCTTGGCGAGTTGGCGAATCAGGTTGTCGAGGGAAAAGCGCGTCGTGGACGCGGTGACCTCGAAGCGCGGCGCGAGGCCCGGCGCGATGTCGATCTCGCTGATCTGCACGTCCTGAATCACGAGGTCGGCCACGATCGGCGGGCTGGCCAGATTGACGGCGACCGGTTTCCCGCTCTTCGTTTTCAGGTCCCGCGTCGCGTAGCGCACGGTCCGGATCGCCGTCGCGAAGATCGCGAGCGTCGCATCACAGAGCGCGGTCAGCGACGGAATGCCGCGCCGTTCGTCGACGATCGGCTCGCCTTCGTACACGCCATCGGCCGAGGTGATGCCGTTCGCCGCATCAATCGCGGCCTGCGTGGCTTGTGCGGCCAGGGCGTCCCGCTGCACCCAGATGTTGATCGGCGTGCCCTTCGGGATGGCCGCCGTGATGCCGGTGACCCCGGTGAGCTGCGGCACGGCGACGAGATGATCGCCATAGCGCACGCTGTTCACGAGGGCGCCCGGCCCCGACGCCGGGAGGCCGGTCACGCTGTTCCCCGTCACGCCGGTATAGCGAATGACCTGGCCGCCATCCAGACTCGCCCAGCCTTGCGACGGGAGCGTGCCGAGGCCCGCGGTCGGCAGCGACGTCGCGCCCGCGTTGACCTGGCCGGACGGCTGCGTGAGGCCGGATGTATCAGTCACCGGGGCAAACGCGCCGAGCGATCCGTCCGGGGTCGCATCCTGCACGCCCGTCGTCGCCGTATTGCCGGCGATGGTCTGCTGCAGTTTCAGCTGCGTGCCGTTAACGGAGGTCCGATAGTACTTCCGCGAGATGGTGCCACTCGGGCCGACGGCGATGCCGGCGATCGTCGCTTGCGTCTGGGCCGGCACGATCGCATTCCCGCCGATCGGCTGGGTAATCCCACTGTCCGCATACGTGTCTTGCACGTAGGCCGAGGCATTCGGCTGAATGGCGAGCAGACCGCCGCCTGATTGGAGGGCTTGCCAGGCCCCCCCGTTGCGACTGCGCCAGATATGCGTCCACGTCACGCCGGGCGGCGACACCGTGTAGCCTGTCGCATACACAGAGACACCCTTCGCGATGATCCAGCCGTAGCCCGTCAGCCAATAGAACGATTGCTCGACCGTGAGCGTGGGACTGGCCGGGCTCAGATTGGTCTCTTGCGTGAGGTCGTTTGGGTTGCTCGCCGTGCTGTAGGAGTAGGCATAGGTGACGACGTCGCCGATGTACGGCGGGGAGCCCGTGGCGTTGAAATTGGGCGCCGTCCCCGAAAAGTTCGCCGGGGAATCGACTTGCGACGGGGCCGCCGGGGGCACGGTGGGCGTCGCGATCGGGCGCGTGCCCTGCGTCGTGAAGACGCTGATCGGGCTCGGCAGCGTTTCGCCCGTGGCCGTCACGAACGTATACGCGCCGCGATAGGTGCCGAGGCCCAAGCCTGCGCCGGCCACGGGCGTCAGCAAGGGCTCCGCGGAGGGCGTCACCCCAGGCCCGATGATCGTCCCGTCCCCGCCCAGCACGCGCCCGGTGTATTGCAGCCGCTGCGTGATCGCCAGCGCCCGTCCACCCGCGGCGTCGAACATCACCGCGTCATTGAGGGGGATCCGCGTCTCCCCCGCGAGCACGTCACTGAGCGTCGGCTCCGCGTGCCCCTTGCCGAACACGCGCGTGCGCAGCTGCGAGACGTCCGCGCTCGACGTGATCGGCGGTTCGTTGAGAAACGGATGCGCGGCGTCGATCGGATCACACGGGGCGTCGGTCAGTTCGGTGAAGAGGTACGCCGTCCCATTTTCAAATTTGAAGTACCCGAGGATCAGCTTCGCGAGCTGCGCGAAGGCGCCGCTCATGCCCTCGGTGCCGTCGAGGAACACCGTGACCGGCGGCAGCCCCGCCTCGATGCCGGCCGGGGAGAGTGCCGGGGCGAAGGACGCCAAGAGCTCGAGCGCGACGGTGGTGGCGGAGATGTTGGTCCACGATCCGAACGGGCGGCGACGGTTGGCCTGCTGCGTGTCATCGATGGCCGCGCAGTCCCACGCGACCGTGTGCGGCCGGCCGACGTAGCTGAGAGCGATGGTCTGCAGGGTGCCGCTGAACAACACGATCGGCGTGTCGCGGTTCAGGGTGACGACCAGTTTTTGATTCGGCTGCGGGGCCGTCGGCCCGTAGTACGTGAACACGCAACTATTCGGCGCGTCGTTGAGGATGTCCGAGATCCGCACCGAGCCGACCTTGACCGCGCCCGTGATCCACACGCCCGAGAGATAGATCCCGACCTTCGTCGCGCGGATCGGCACCAGCGCCGCCGGCAGGTAGTTCAGCCTGAAATTATTTAATCGGGCCGTGCCGAGGACGGCGGGCTGCGTCGGCATTCAGGACGCCCCGAACTGCTGGCCGCGCATCGCCGCGCGCATGATCTCATCGGAGACTTGCCGCGCGACGTCGGCGGCCGTGCCGTTCACGTGAATCGTGATGTTCTGCACGAGGCCGCCCACGCCCCCGCCGCCACTCGTCAACGGGACAATGGCTTCCTTCCCGTGCAGCATCGCGAGCGTCCCGCTGCCGAAATCCCCGACGCCGCCCGCGGCAAAACTGTATTTCGGGAGCTGGAACGAGGGCGTATAGCCCGGGGTGTAGCCCGCGAACGACGGCGCCTGAAACGCGCCGCCGCTCGACCCGCCCGCCGCATTCGACGCCGCGTAACTGCGCGTCGCGGCTTCGGCGTCTTTTAGTGCCTGCGTGGTGTCCTTGAGCGCGCCGGTTTTCCGCGCCGCCGCCTGGGCGGCCGCATCGTCGGCGAGGGCGGCGTCGCGGAGCGACTTCGTATAGGCGTTGTAGGCTTCTTGGACGAGGTTGGTGACGTCCTTGCCCTTCGCCGCCTCCACGTTCAGACGTGCGAGCGTGGTGTTGAGGGTTTTCAGTGCCGAATCCTGTTCCTGCATGCCCCCGGAGGCGGTCAACCCGTAGGCGGCATTCAACCGGGTCTGTGCCTCAAGATTTTCCGCGACACCCTGATTGATGACGTCTTTCTTCTTGCTCTCGAGGGCCATGATTTGGGCCGTGATCTCCGCGTGCTTCGCCCCGTATTGATCGAGGAGCTTCATGCGATCTTTTTCGGACGTCGTCTGGGCGTAGACCGATTGCGTGAGGGCGAGCTCCTGCGCGTCGAGCCGCTGCAGGGCGGCAATCTGTTCATCGGTCCCGTAGGCTTTGAGGTTCGCGGCGGCGAGCGTTTCGAGCGCTTTGATCTGTTGGGCCGCGCTGGTCATGCGCATCGCATCCATGTCGGCCTGGTGCTTCGCTTCGTTCTGCTGCTGGTCACGGAAGGCGTCTTCGGCCTCTTTGACCTGCGCGGTATATTTGGTGTACTGGGCCGCGCTGACGCCGATGGCGATGGCGTTCGCTTGCGTCAGCTGGTTCATTTCCTTGAGGCGGTTCAGGTTCTGGAGTTGCGCGGCCGACAGCGGCTCCACGGCCTCACGCTGGAGCGCCGCCAGGACCTTCTCCGCCTGCGTGCGTTTCTCCAGCGCGGTGGTGATCTCCCCGTGGGACGCGGCGAGGGCCGCGTTCTTGACCGCGGTGGAATCCACTTCCGTCTGTTGGGACACGAGCAGCGACGTGAGACGGGCGGTCCCCGTCCCCAAGTCCAGCGTCCGCGCGACGAGATCCGTCGTTACGGCCTTGAATAGGTCCCACGTGCTCGCGCCTTTCTGGTGCGCGCCGATCAACACATTGAGCTCACCAGCCGCCGGGGCGAGGCCTTCAATGGCCAGCGCTTTCAAGCTGGTCACTAACCGCCCCACCGACGCGCCAGCCTCATCGAGCGCTTTCGTCGACTCCGAGCTGGCGACGGTATTTAGCTCTTTCCATTTCGCGAGCGCGCCATCAATCCCCTCCGCGGATCGGGCCATCGCGGCTCCCAGTTTGCCGCCGTAGATGTCCGCGGCCGCCGTATCCCGTAAGCCGCCCTGTAATTCCGCCAGGCCGTGCGCGACGGTCAGGAAGAGCTGCTCACCGTTCACCCCCTTGACGTCCTGCAAGGACAGTCCCATCAGGTGCAGCCCGTGCGCCACGGAGTCATCGCCGCCGGCAATGCCTCGACTGAGTTTGTAGAGGCCTTGCGCGAGCGACTCTTGATCGACCCCGAATTCCGACAGGGCCCCGGAGAGCGTCTGAATATCTTCGACGCTGAGGTGTGTCTGCGCACTGAGATTGTTCAGTGCCGAGGAGGTGGCGACCAGGTCTTTGACAAAATCGAACGCGGCCCGCGCCGAGAACAACGCCAGAAAATCCGTCGCCAGGGATCGGACGACCGACCCGAGCCCTTCATGCGCGACCTTCGCGTCGGTCGCCGCCGTCGCGATCTTCTGGAGGCCCGGCGGGACGTCCTGCCCCATCGCGCGCAACTTCTCCGACGCCTCACTGGCTTTCGCGCTCACGCGGTCGAGTTCGGCCTCCGTCAGCTTCGAGACCCCGCCGATCCGCTCGACCGCCTCGACCATCAGCGCAGCGTCCTGGATCACCTTGCGGCCGCTGAAGTCGTCGACCATCGCATCGAGCGACTTCTTGACCTGGCCGGCGCCGCTCTCGAATCCCTGCAGCGACACGACGGCCTGGTTGACGGCCCGCGTGAAGTCGGAGAAGTCGGCGAGCAGTTCGCCCGTCATCGCCATGTGGGTTATCGCCTCTCGGCCTGGTTCAGCATGTCGACCAGCACGGTATACACCTCGCGCGGGAGCGCGCGCACGTCGTCATAGGTCCAGCCCATCGCGCGGCACACGGTCAGGTCGCTGCGGACACGGGCGCGCCATCCCTCAAAGGCGGGGTCTCCTTTTTTTTTGCCAGGAGCTGATCCTGCGCCGCTTCGTGTTTGTCGAGCACGGCCACGAGTTCGCGCAGGGTCGCCTTGTCGAGGGCCCCGATGGTGTCGCGGCGCGCGGGTTCGGGGTCATCGAGGGCGTAGGGAATCGGGTGATCGTCCTGATCGACGAACGACCAGCCCACAACATAGGCGAGGACCTTGGCAAACTTCTGGCGGTCGCTGATCGCGATGAGTAAATCGAGGTACTCGCCCGCGTTGAGGTCGCGCTTGACGTCGAGGTAATCGCCCTCCGACAGCGCCAGACGCACGACTTCCGGCACCACCACCCGTGAACGTCCCATGACTCGTCTCCTGTGTGCACCCGTGGATCCCAGGGCGTTACGGCAGCGGCGGCCCGAGCGCCGCGGTCCACCGATGCCCGTCCGGCCCGATCGCCATCGACTGAATGGGCCAGCGCCACTCACCGTTTTTGTGCTTCGCCACGAACACCAGCGGGCGCTGCGCCATCTTGAACGCGTCCGCGAGCACGACGATGCCGCTCGCGGACCAGCGCCCGTCTTTCGTGCGCGCGACGCGGTAGCCGTTGATCGCGGCCGCGGTGTAGTACTGCCACTTGACCGCGGCGACGACGCCCTCTATCACGGCCTAGCGCTCGAGCTCCCGCGCGCCACGAGCCGCCAGCGGCAAGCCGGTCGGGAACGTCCACGGCCCGGCCCCCACGAACGACCCGGAGACCGCGACGCCGCCGTTCGCGTCGACGGTGATCTTGCCGTCGATGAGCGCCTTGCCCGACCACTTCGTCAGCGTGTCGGCGTCATTCGGATAGAGCTCCAGGTAGGGCTTCGCGGTCCCGAAGATCACCGCGAACACGTCGAGGCCATCGACGGGATCGAACCATCCCCCGTAGCTGCCCTTGATGTCGGGGAGACCGTCCACGTAGACATGGTTGGTGTCGCCGAACGCCGTGACGCGCACGTGGTCCTTGGACATATCCAATTCCCACTTGTTGAGTCCGGCGACGGCGACCGCCGTGGCGCCCCCCGTGGGGTCCATCTTCACTTGTCCGTGCGATCCGTGCAGGCGATCGTCAGCTGCCATGTGTTCGTCTCCTGTGCACCCGAGGTTAGGACGTGCGCGGCGACACCCAGACGGTGTACTCGGCGCCGCGATGACTCCACCGAATCGAGCGATCGATCGCGTCGATTTCGTCGTAGCGAATGCGTTGCTGGCGCCGCGAGAGTTTCAGCGCATAGCCTGGAATCGTCAGGGCCAGCGGCGGCGCGGGCGCCGGCGGATCGAGGATCGCATCGATGCGCGCGGCCGCCTCTTTGATGTGCCGCGCCGCGACGGTCGACAATTCGACGGCCTTCACCGCGTACACGTAGGTTTCGAACGCCCGCCCGCCGAACATCGCCTCGTCGTGCGCGTCGGCCAGCGACACCAGCACGTACTGCGTCGACTTCTCCGGGGCCAGCCCGAAGTACACGCCGTTCGGCATCAGGCCGAGCAGCGTCGGATCGCTACTGAGCTTCGCCACCAGCGCGTTGTCGAGATCCGAGGAATCAGGCGGCACGACCCGTGACCTTCAGGCCCGCGCGCTCGAGCAGGGCGCGGAGTGCGTTCCACATCTCCCGACGGTTCCGCGCCATCGTCGCGCCGAAGAGATGACGCGGCGGCATGCGGCCCCGGTTGGCGCCGAGCGCGGTGTGCCGGGCCTCGGTCCCGTATTCGTAGAGATGCGCATGCGGGGCGCGGCTCCGCACCAGGGCGCGCGAGCTCACGCCGCTCTGCGTGAACGTGACCTCGACGCGGTCGCGCAGCTTGCCCGTGACCACGGGATAGCCGCGTTTGAGGTCGAGCACCGCGCGATTCCCCGCGGCCTCGATGATGTGCGAGGCCTCAACGGTCAGCTCGGCCGGCAACGCGCGCAGCGCCGTCTTGAGTGCCTCAAGGCCTTTGAATTGAAACTGGATCATGGCGCGACCTCGACACAGAGCAGGACGAGCTCCACGTTCCGCTCCTCGGTATTCGTCAGGCTGACGACGCTGAAACTGCGGCCATTGAAGCGCAGCCGCGTCTGGATCGTGACCTGCGGATGCCACGGCAGCGTGACGCGGTGCGTCGCCTGCGCAATCACCGTCCCGTCGATGGCCCGTTCGCCCCCGCGCTCGAGCACCGGCAGGATGCTGGCGAACATCGCCGACGGCTGCAGCGGCACGACGCTTTCCGTGAACCCGCCATCGCTCGTCGCCACCGGCGGGCCCGGGTTGTCGAGCGTCACCCGGTGCGGGCGCAGGCCGGCGGGCATCTGGATCGGCAACGGCATCGGCTACACCAACGTCGGATCGCGTTTGCGTTGCAGCAACGCGGTAATGACCGGCGACAGGTACCCCTGCTCGCCTTGATACCCCTCGGACGCGCGCGCCGCGAGGGTCTCGACGTCGTCGCCGCGCCACCGGTAGAGCGCCCCGAACTGCAGCAGGATCGCCTGCTGGACAATCCGATCGCCCGTGAACAGCGTCGGGTCGGCGACCTTGAGGTAATCCACGACGATCGCTTCCGCCGCGTCGAGCTTCAACTGCAGATCGCCGTCACCCGCGTCGCCGGCCGGCGTCGTGAGCCGCATGTGATCCTTGGCTTCCTGCAAAGTCACCAGGACGCCCATCACTTAAAACTCTTGGGGTGCACCAGCAGGCGCCACGACTGGGGCGACGTCCCCGGCCGGATCCCCGTGAGGGCCGCTTTCGCGGTCCAGTACCCGCCGTCGTTGACACAGTTGCCCTTGCGGTACGTCTCCTCGGGCTTGAACGTGCCGCGGTCGTACGGGACCGGCAACGGGAAATGTTTCACTTCTTCGCCGCGCCTGAACGTCAGCGCGACGCCCGTGCCGTCGTCCACGCAGTCGAGGTCGTCGAATCCCACCCCGTCGACCCCGTCCTTGCCGGGCGGGCCGGGCGGGCCGGGCTGCAGGGTCTTCACTTCGACCGCGGCGACCCGTTCCCGCATGCCCCCTACGTCGGCCGCCAGCGCCTCGACACGGCGGTCCAGCGTCGCCGCGGTCTCGGCCTTGGCCGTCAGCGCGATCGTGGCCTGGAGGGCCGCCAGGGCCGTCTCCGTGGCGGCGAGCGCGGCTTTCGTGGCGGCCAGGTCGGCGAGCATCGGCCCGACCACGTCCTTGATGGTCTCGACGACGACCTCGGCGACGGCGTCGAGCTCAGGCCGCACGGAGCAGCCCTCGCGTGACCGCCTTTTGACGGACGGCCAGCCGGAAATCCGCCGCCCAGGCCTTCGCGGCGATCTCGGTCGGCACCGCGGCCGGCACCGGCTTGGCGAATGGCTGTTCGGCGTCGCGCTGCGCCAGGGCCTCGAGGGAGTAGTACTGCTGCTGCAAATACGGCGTGTCACCACCCGGCACCGCGCCCAGGCCGAAGTACTTCTTGCGCGCCTCGTTGGGCGCCAGGGCGCCCGATCCGATCGACTCGTTGGCCGCCTTCGTCCGCGTCTGGGTGTCCATCCAGAACAAGTCGTCGCTATCGAACTCGGCCCCATACGCGTTGCCGAACACCGGCCCCAGCCCGAGGCCGTCATCCAAGAGGGTCTCGAGGTTGACGATCAGACTCTGCAGACACTGGCTGTGGTAGTGGATCGTGAGCTGTTCGACGTTCCCGTACGCCGGCGTCTTCGTCGAGTCGATCATGAACACCGGCATGCGGTAGCAGGCGCAGATCGGCACGGCGGTCCACGCCAGTTGCTCGATCAACTGCGCATCGGTGGCATTCATCGACAGGCCGTCGTACTTCAACCCGTCCGAGACCACGAGCAGTTTGCCGGCATTCGGGCCGCTGAACTCCCGGAAGAAGGTCTCCTTCAGCCGCGTGGCGGTCGGTTCGTCGATCGCGCCGGGCGCCGTGAGGATGCCGCCGGGCGTGCTGCCGTTGGCAAAGAAGTTCGTCGCGTTCTCCAGGATCTTCTGGCCCTGGAGCGCCGCCATCCCGCACGCGTAGATCGGCGTGACGCCAATCAGCGGGTGACACAGCGGCACCATCACGTCATGGATGATCTCGCTGGACGGCGCGGCCGGCGCCCGCTCGAGCGCGGCCGGTGTGAGCCCCGCGAGATCATCGAGGGCGAGCTGGTAGTAGACGGCCCCGTCCGGCGCCACGAGCGGCGTGATCCGCGTCGGATCGAGCACGTACAACGCGACGACGACGCCGCGGTGGTCGCGCTCTTTGAGGACGTAGGTATTCCCGTACAGCAGCTTGCTCACGATCCACTGCTCGATGAACTTGACCGGGGTCTGATAGCGGTTCGGCTTGCGGAGGACCGGCGAGTAGGCTGGATTCGTCGTGGCCGTCCAGATGCCCTCGTCGTCCTGCTCGACCAGACCCAGCGGCAGCTTTGAGATGTCGGTGGCAATCTGCGCGACGCAGGCATACACGGCCCAGTAGCCGAGGGCCGTGTCCGTCTTGACTTCAACATTCTGCTGCCAGGCGCCCGGGAACGACTCGCGCACGACCGGCCACCAGCCGCCGGACCCGCGCACGGGCACCGTGGCCGAGGGCGCGATCGTGCGCGCCAGTGCCGAGCGGATGGTCGCCACCACGCCCATCGCGTTACTTGCGCGTGGGCGGCGTGTCGGCCTCGAGGCCGCGGGTCGTCGTGGTGGTGCCCGACGGCGCCGGATAGTTCGCCGCCGTCAGGTACTTGACCGCGTTCGCGTTCGCCTTGTTCCAGTTCACGTACCGCTCGGCGCGCAGACCCACCGTATTGGTCTGCCAGAGCGACACGAACACGGTCGTCGCATCGGCGGGGGACGCCGGCGCGCTGTCCATCTGCAGCGAGGCTTCCCGCGAGGCGTCGATCGTCACGCCGCCATCGTCGGCGTACAGAATCAGCGCCGGCTGCAGGGCCACTACGTTGGCGCCGGCCGCCTGGCTGGTGATGAACGTGAGCCCGCGATAGGTGCCGCCCTCGATCCCGATCCCGGGGAACTGCGGCGACCCATCCAGATTGGTGCGGAACGACAACGAGAGCGCGTTGGCCGCCGACATGATGAATGTCACCCCGGCCGGCGAGATGTTATTCGTCACGAAGTGCTGAATCAGCCCGAGGATGTCGGCCAGGGGGCTCGCGGTCGCGGCCGCGGTCGGCGCGCCGTTGGTAATCGAGGCCGGATTGACGTTGGCCACGGCCGCCACGGCTGGATCGATGAACTGCTGATCGAGGAATTGCGCAATCCCCGCGACCATGTCGGCGCGGACGAGCGCCTCGGCCGACGGATTCGACAGGCGCACGAGCTCCTCGGTCAGGACGATGATGCCCGCGGCCTTCGCGACGCCGAGCGAGACCGATCCAAACGCCAGCTTGGTCACCGGCTTCGGCTTGCTCTCCCCGACCCAGCCATACGACCCGCCCGCGGTTTGTGCCGGGACTTTCGTGTTGAACGGCACCATGCGCAGCCCGGGGATCTTGCCGAGAATCGTCGCCGGGCGCAGCAGGGCGATGAAGTCGTTGGCGATGTTTTGGTTCACGAGCGGCGCCGCCCACGTCGAATCGGTGGTCGTCCCCGGGGCGATGGCGGCTTTGAGGGCCAGCCCGACCTCGGGCGTGCTGTCGTTCCACCGCTGGGCGTACTGCGCGGCCTCAAAGACGTTGCCGTTGCACACGAGCTTCGCGCACGCCAGGCGCACGAACGCGGTCCCCGGTGCCACGTTGGGATGGACGGTGATCATCGAAGTCGCCTTCGTCGTCACGGCGGTCGCCGCCGGCGGCTTGGCCTGGGCGATGTTGATCCGCTCCATCTCGCGCGCGTCGACGAGCTCGGCGTCGATGGTCTTGACCTCGACCTGCAAGGTGGTGAACTCCGTCCGCTCGGCGTCGTCCTTCGATCGGCCGTCCGTCGCGCACGTCGTCTGGATGTCGTTCATGCGGCCCACGTGCGCCGCGCGTTTGTTTTCGAGGGCGCTGATCTGTTCGGTGATGGTCATGGCGGGCGTGCCCTTTGTCACGCGCACGATCGGGTGAGAGTCCCCAGCGCGGGACGGGTCAGGGCCTGACGCGGCCAGTGATTTCACCGCCAGGATCGTGGCCTGCGTATTGGCCGGGATCGTGACGAGGGACAGCTCCACAATTTCAGTCTTGGTCAGACGGTAGCCGCCACCCTTGATGGCCTGGACGGCCTTCTCCTGCACCAGGAGGCCCACCGAGACGCCTGTAATCAGGCGGTTCTCGATCGTGTGCCAGGCCTCATCGACGCGGTCTTTCAGCCGGCCCGGCGTCGCGATCGTGGGGAGCGTGGCTTCGAAGGCGATCCCGTCAGCCGTGGTACTGAGGATGGCCGTGCCGACGGGTTGCTTTTGGTCGTGATGGAACAGCAGCGGAATGGGATTGCGGTACGTCACGCCGGCCGGGTCCACGCTCTGCCCCTGGCGATCGAGATCGGGGGTCGAGGCGAGGCCGGAAAAGACACGGCGCTCGGGATCGAAGGCCTTGACGTGGAGGAGACCAAAGGCGCGATCCATCAGGGTCGCGTCTGAGTCTGCGGTCGGCGCTAGCGTTTGTGGCTACGAAAGGGGCGCCGCTCGCCGTAATCGCTCACGAATTCGTTGACGGCCTCGCGGATGATGCCCGATACGCGCGTCCCGGTCTCCGTGGCCATCCGCTTCAGGTCCAGCCGTTGCGCGGGCGTCATCGCGAGCGACACGCGCACCGAGGCCGGCGTGTCATAGATCGACGGCCGGCCCGTCGGCCGTTTGGTCACGGGGCGCCCCCAAGGACGAACATCCGGTATTGCGGCGGCGGCGCGGCGACCGCCCCCGACTGCCGCAGCACGCCGCTGATCGCCAACAGCAGCGCGTCAATCGCGTCGATCTTGTTGGCCGACTCGGGCGATTCCTTCTTCGGCAAGATCGAATCATCGATCCGCCGGCTGATGACGACGTTGCTGGCCTGCCATTTCAAGCACGCGTTGCCGTCGTGTTTGAACCGCCGATGTTTCACGCGCGCCTCGAGCTCCCGCGCCGGCGGCGTGAACGTGCGCGCATTCTTGGGTTCCTGCCGCGCCGGCAGCCCGCTATTGGACAGGTTCCCGATCAACTGCATCGACCCGAATTGATCGAACACGATGTCACGCACGTCGAACGTCTGGCACCAGTCGCGCACGTCCTGCTCGATGCGGGCATAGTCGATCATGGTGCCCTCGGTCAGCGTCAAGATCCCCGCCTCGGCCCACAGGCGATACTCCGGAACGGCGCGGGCGCGCTCGTGCACGACCTGCTCGGGCAGGTAGCACCGCACGAACCCGATCAACTGCTCGCCCTCGCGAAACACGAGCGCCACGGCCGCCAGGTCGTCGACCTGCGCCAGGTCGCCCCCGATCCAGCAGGGCCGGCCCGCGAACGCCTCGAGCGTCAGCGTTGGATCCGCACACGCGTCCCACGCCGCCATCGACAACCAGCTCGCATGGCTGTGCAGCCACCGATTACAAATCTTCGTCTGGAACTCGCCCTCGAGGCCGGGCGCCTGCTGCGCATCGCGGCAGTACTGCTCGACCCATTCCCGCTTGGGCGTGATCCCGATCATCGGGTTGGCCTTCTGCCACACGCGCGGGTCGCGCCAGTCGTCGTCGTCATCCAATGTAAAAATCAGCCCGCAGAGATGATCGGCTTCGAAGACGCCCTCGAGGACCTTCGTCAACTGCGTCCGCAGCGCATACCCGACCGACAGCATGTCGTAGCCGGCGGTCGTCGGGCAGAGCAGCAGCGGATTGCGCCGGGCGCCCTGCGCGCTCTTGAGCACATCGTGCAGTTCGAAGGTCTGCGCGTGCGACTCGTCGAGAATGATGCAGCTCGGATTCAAGCCGTCGAGCGTCGAGGCCTTCGCGTTGACGGGCTGAATCGTCCCCGTCGCGTCGGTGACGGCATTCGCGTAGACCTTCAGGCCGTGCGTCTCCTGCAGCCACCGCGAGCGTCGGACCATCCGCTGCAAGATCCGGAACACGATCCGCGCCTGCTGTCCCGTCGTCGCCCCGCAGACGATCCACGCGCCGGCCTCCATCTCGTGCCGCATGTGGTAGAGCGCGATCGTCGCCATCAGCGTCGACTTCGCCGCCTTGCGCCCGACCTCGAGGTAACACACCGTCGCGCGCCGCAGGGTGGGATCGCGCCGCTGGCGCCAGCCGAACAACGTCGTGACCAGGAAAATCTGCCAAGGCTCAAGGTGAATCAGCGCCGTCGGCCAGCTGCCCTCGACGTGCGGACACTGCTCGATGAACCGGCAGGCCTTGCGCGCCTGCGCGTCGCTCCACACGTACGGCCAGGTCGGATCGGTCGTCGCCCGCGCGACATCGCGCTGCTGCCGCGCGCAACTGCGCTGCAACCAGCGACCCGCCACGATCCGGCCGGCCAGGACATCCGCCACGTACCGCCGCGCGATCCCCACGTAATCCCGTGACGACCGGATCGCCTTCCCCGTAGCACCGGCCTTCGACCCCGTCTGCACCTGGCGACGACGTTCACGGCCCACCACGAGCGTGCCGCGCCGCTCTTTTTCCTCGAGGGGGAGGTGGGGGTTAGGCATAGCGGCCGATCAGCGGCAACAAACTGTCATTGCGAAAAAAAGCC